CTTCTGAGCCACACTATATAGGCGTGGTCAAGTTCAACGAGATTCCTCCGCTAAGCCTAAACTCTAACGAGACTTCAACCTTCTCAGTGACCCTTAGGGTTGTTACTACCCCTAACGATGCAGATGCAAATCAGTACTTTGGGGTATCGGTAGTAACCGCTTAATAATGGCTGTTCAACCGGGCGTAAAAGTCAAAAATCTAAGGGAGATAAACAAAGCCTTAGATGCTATTGGAGTGCCTAAAGACGCTATAAAAGACGCTGGAAAAGAGTCCGGTGAACTGGTAGCTAATGAAGCTCGCGGACTTGTCCCGGTTAGAACAGGCGCTTTGCGTAACAGCATTAGAGTTGGAGCTACAGCTCGGGGCAAGATTACAGTCAAGGCAGGTAACAATAGAAGTTCTAGCTCCGGCGTTCCCTACGCTAATCCAATTCACTGGGGTTGGTTCAAAAGACACATAAGGCCGCAGCCATTCTTTGTTAGGGCGCTCGGCTACACTAGAACAGAAATCTACGAAAACTACTTCAGTCAAATGGAGAAGCTAATCAAAACAGAAACCGCTAAAACGAAACTCTAAGGAAGCACAGATGATGAATTTCGATGAAATGACACTAGGGCAAGTCGAAGAAATAGAGCTGCTAGTAGGTCGCAGCATAGATGAAATCTTTGCAGACGGTCAGCCTAAGGGCAGGGCGCTCAGAGTTCTTTATTATGTAGCGATGAAGCAAGATAACCCTAATTACAAGTTCGAGGATACTGAGGCAGTTACTCAAAAGGAAGCTTTAGGAATGCTCGGAGCGACAGACCCAAAAGGAAAAAAGTAGCTGAAGATCATGCTAAGAAAATGGCAGAGTTCGTCATAGCTACAGGTGTTAGCCCTAGTGAGTATAGAAAGCTTACAGGGACAGAATACTCAGCCTTTGCAACTGAGGTACATAGGAGAAGAAGCAAATGAGCTTAGTGCTAAATGTAGAGATACTGGGAGAGTATAAAAATCTCTCTAAGGCTACTAAGGGCGCTAATGACAGCTTCGCAGACTTAGGCAAAAAGTTCGCAAAAGTAGGCGCAAACATAGCTAAAGTTACTGCCGCCGTTGGTATCGGTATCGGTGTCTTGGCAGTTAGCCAAATCAAGAAAGCTATAGACGCAGCGAGCGATCTCTCAGAAGCAACTAACGCGGTAAATGTATCTTTCGGAGATTCAGCAGAAGGCATTTTAGAGCTAGGTGAGAATGCAGCCAGGGGCTTAGGACTTTCCAAAACAGAGCTGTTCGGAATTGCTACACAGTTTTCTAGTTTCGCTGGAACTATCGCCGGAGAAGGCGGCAACATTGTCGAGGTGGTTGATGAGATTTCTCGTCGTGGATCAGACTTCGCGTCAGTATTTAATCTTGATGTAGGAGATGCATTAGCTAAATTCCAGTCAGGACTAGCAGGACAATCTGAGCCGCTAAGAATGTACGGGATAGACCTAAGCGCGGCAGCGGTGGAAGCTCACGCCCTGGAAAAGGGAATCACAGACGGCACTACTCAAATGACCGAGGCAGAGAAGGTCACAGCGCGCTATAGCTTGCTAATGCAAGAAACTTCAGATGTGACCGGAGACTTTGCAAACACCTCAGACGGGCTAGCTAATCAGCAGCGCATACTAAAGGCAGAGATAGAACAAACTCGCGCAGAAATCGGCGAGAAGTTTATGCCTATAATGCAGGACTTTCAAGGCTTTATCTTAGAGACAGTAATACCGGCAGTGCAAGACTTCTGGGCAGCAATCATAGACCCGGCAGGCGAAGCACAACTACAAATGAAGTACATCGGTGACGCGATAGATGTATTCGCTCAGACTTTCGGCATAGCTTCCGGCAAAGTAACTTCCGATCAGATCTTCAACTGGTTAGGTGATGGTGTAGTCCAGGCAATTAAGGCGCTCACATTCCTAAGCGTCTTTGCTCAAGAAACTTTTGAGGGGCTAGACCTCCTACTTGGTGGTCCGGATGCTCGCTACAGTAGCAATTCCGGGCAGAAGCTTGCAGGAATACAACAGCTCCTAGGCGCTCGCAATAAAGCAACTCAAGCAGCAGACCAAATCAAGTTCGCCCCAGACATGCAAGCAGGCGGCGGAGAGTTCGCTAGGCAGGGAAGCATCTCTCAGGGCGGCAGGGGTCGCTTTGATCAGTTCGGCAACGCAATAAGCATACAGATCAACACAGCGGCTACAGATGGCAAGCAACTGCTTCACGAAATGAACAGGGCGCTAAGAGACCAGGGCAGCGACGTAATCATAAGATGACACTCCTAGCCGATTTTGACATAGCAGAAGACCTAAAGGTCGAGTTCTACATACCCGATAACGCTGCAAACCTATTTATTATAGGAGTATCTGACTTAGGCGGCACTAACGTCTTAGCCGGAGCAGGGTGGTTTATTATCGGCGTTTCTGAAATAGGCGGCGCAGATGTACTAGCAGAAGGCGCTTATGCGTTCGACTGGCAGAACTTGAATTGTGATGTTGCAAACGTGAAGACCGAGTTAGGCGGCACAGTAGAAAATATGACCTACTTCCAGGCGCAGCCTTCTACTGCTGCAATTGCCTTACAGAGCTACACCTATGACCCCACAAACAACAGAACTATTAGACCCGGCACTCCGGTCAGGGTAAGACTGAGCAGGGCAGATCTTGACGAAGTTATCTTCTCAGGCTTTATAAACACTGTAGATGTTTCCTACACAGTTGACGGGCTAAACCTAATCAGCATCTCCGCGTTAGATAGCTTCAACAAAGTAGTTACTACTCGACTAGCTGAATTTGATACGACTACAGACTTTCCAGACGGATACGCTTCCCCTTACGAGGTGATAGAAAAGGTTGCCGAGGGCTTTGGTACAAGCATGAATGCCCTTAGCAGCGAAACAACAGGCAGAATACCTAGCGTGTTATCAACCGATGTAATTCCTAACATCTTTTTGTCAGACGCTATACAGGTAGGACTAGGGTTCTTCTGGATAGACCCTCCTACTCAAGAGTTTGTTTTTATTCCTCGCCCGGTCATAGCAGCTATTCCAGATGGCACTTACACTATCGGCAACTCACACGAAGACGATCTTCACCTATGTATGAGCGACCTCATAGTCCAGGGTGAATACGATGATGTTTATAATTCGCTCAGGGTCGCGCTAAAGACAGATGATGCAACCTATGTAATTAGGCAGGATCAGGATTCAATAGACCTATACGGAGTAGCGGCGATAGACGTGCAGATAGACACGACAGACATAGACCAACTAAACGTATGGGCAGATAGGGTTTTCACTCAGTACCCCACTCGATTAGTAAAAAGTGTTACAACTCCTGCAATAGACAGAAACAACAACTTGACACACGCGGCGGAGATTATGCCTGGAGAAATACTGGGGGTAAAATACGTCACTTCGGAGCTGAACATAGACAGTTACTATTCGGTTGCTAAGGTGATTCACACGATAGACGTAAACAATTGGTTCACTAGACTAGAGCTATGGAAAGAGGCATAAATGGCATACAAGACATTCGCTAACGGATTCCCACTTCCTGCAAGCGATCTAAACAACTTCCTAATGAATCAAAGCGTTATAGTCTTCGCAGATGCGGCGGCTAGAGGCACTGCAATACCTAGCCCGGTACAGGGAATGCTTACTTACCTAGTAGACACAGCAGCCTATGAGAGTTGGAACGGTTCGGCTTTCGTTAGCATTTCAAACCCCGGTGACATCACAGCGGTCACAGCAGGCACAGGACTAACAGGCGGTGGAACTAGTGGAGATGTAACTCTAAACCTAGACACTGCTGCGGTAATACCGTCTAGCACAGTAACTACAGCACAAGACCTAATAGTCGCAGACGGCGCTAGTTCAGTTACTCGATTAGGCGTAGGCGCAAACGATCAAGTTCTTAGCGTTGTTGCCGGGTCAGTCGCTTGGGCAGATGCAGGGGGCGGGGGCGGTATGGAGTTGCTAAGCACAACAACGCTATCGGGGGCTTACACCGAAGTAACTTCTATTTCTCAAGACTATCAAACTCTAATTGTTGAGGTTCAGGACATGGACTATTCGGGCGGTTATGAAAATTTCCCGCAACCTTTAAGAATAAGAATAAACGGCGGCACTACTTTTCAGAACATGTTGCTTATTAGCAGTGGATCTAACAGCAGCACTGTACAAATCTCAGCAAGAAATAACATTGGATTTGATAGCGATAAGAAGGTTAAGGCAACTGAGGACAGCCTTTTTCGGTGCATTATTCCAAATTACTCCGATACGACTAAATTCAAGTTTGCTACAACTCAGGGGTTTTTTACTGATGGAGATGGTACAGACAAAAGATGGAGTTACGCAGAATCAGTGTATTCAAGCAACACGGCGATTTCGGTAATTCAAGTAAGAACGAATGACGCAACTTTTGACGGCGGAACTTTGAGAATTTACGGAGCTAACTGATGACTAACCCACTTATAAAATTAGTAAACGCCACTACTGGCGAAGAACTGGAGCGTGAAATGAACTCCGAAGAACTTGAAATTTATAAACAAGAACAAATGATTAGTGCCGCTGTATTTGAGGAAGAAGCCGCAAAGACAAGACTCAGAGAAGCAGCAGAAGCCAAGCTTCTAGCATTAGGGCTAACCGCTGATGACTTGAAAGCCCTACTGGGCTAATGTCAGAGCAGATACCGAGAAGCAACACACAGCAGCAGTTACTACTAAAGCTAGTAGGTGACATGGCAGACGTAAAAGCCGGGTTCAAGATGCTGCAAGATCACGAGGACAGAATTAGAGAGCTAGAAAAGGCTCGCTGGCAAACAGCCTGGATTACTGCTTTCGCTTCTGCTGCTCTTACTGCTTTCGCTGTAACTATTGTTTCTCAGGTACTAATTTGAGATACCCATTACCTAAGGCAAGCATCACAGCACTCTACGGCGCTACAGCTAACAGGACTAGCCCACATCGAGGCTTAGACTTTGGCGCAGCTACAGGCGCTTGGATCACAGCACCGGAAACAGGCACAATAGTAGTAAACACTTGGAGCGATGTTCTAGGTAATTGCTTAGTCCTGCGCTTCTGGCATGAGGGTAAAGACATGCCTATGTATCTAGGCTTTGCTCACTTGAAGGTAAAGAGCAAGCACAAGGTAGGTACTAAAATCTGGGAAGGTAATAAGTGGTTCGCAGCCGTTGGAAATACTGGGAGCGCATCACGCGGCAGCCATCTTCACCTTACTTACGGAGACACGCCTAAGCACATCTTCTACGGTCAGACATTCGACCCACTAGCCCTATTGGAAAGGTACGCAAAATGAGATTCAACCCACAGATCAGAAAAGCAATCTACGCGGCAGTAGCCGGATTAGTGCCGCTTCTAGTAATCGCCGGGATAGTTACCGGAGAGCAATCGCAGCAGATACTTAGCAGCGTTGCAGCAGCCCTAGCATTCTTTGCTTCAGTGATGGCAGTAAAGAACACCGAGGTAAACAACCCTGAGGAATACGAAGACGTCACCGAGGGAATAGAGCCACCTCACATTCCAGGCGTTTAGCTGCTAAAATAAAAATATTAACACTGCCCCGTCTTTTCTTTATTGAGAAGGTGGGGCGGTTGTCTTTTAACTACTTTTTACACCCTTCTCGGACTACTTTTTACACTAGCCTCGGGCGTTTCGCAATCTAGCGCGTTGCCTAGTGTTGACTCCACCCCAGATACCATGCTTCTCATCATTCACTAAAGCAAACTCTAGACACAGCGACCTAACCGGGCAGATCTTACAGAGACTAATCGCAGACCTGAGGCTAGTATTTGGAACGCCTCCTTCTGGAAACCAAGCATCAGGGTCAGAAGTCTGGCAGGCAGTTGCCCCGGTCTTTTTTATGCCTTCTGCTAGTGCAGTTAGGGCTTGTTCTGAGTTCATGCCTAAACAATAACTGCAATTATGTCGCGCCGCTTTGCTATGCTCCAAAACATGATCACAGTGAATAAGACAATCGCCAAACTAGGCGGCACTCTAATCGGCACACACCCGGCAGGATCTCCTGAGTGGCATGCTCAGAGATCTCACGCAATCGGCGGCAGCGACATAGCCCCGATAATGAATAAATCCCCCTGGACTAGCGCCGTTTACTTATGGGCGCAGAAGTCTGGCTTGCTATTGCCTACAGAAGGCACGATGGCTATGAAGCTAGGCAACTACTTCGAGCCTGCAATAGCTCGACTATTCGGTGACATGCACCCACATCTCATAGTTCATACCGGAGATTACACCTACGAGTCACAGAAGAACCCATCATTCCACGCTAACCCAGATGGCGTTATTGAAGACGAAGATGGCAGGTTATACATTCTTGAGATCAAATTCTCTAGAAACGCTATGCCTATCTTGCCGGAGCATTACAGGCTTCAAGTTCTTTGGTACATGATCGTAACGGGCTTGCATAGCCCCGGTGTACTTTGTGCAGTCGCAGGAGGCGAATACAGGGAGTTTACGGTTGAGTATGACCCGATAGAGGCTGAGGCACTTATGAAGGCGGCAGAGAGCTTCCTAGAGCTTGTGAGGACAGGAGAGCAGCCAGACATAGAAGGCAGCGATTCGACTTACAGCGCAATCAGGATTCTGCACCCAGACATTGAAGACACAGAAACAGACATAGACCCGGAGGAATACCGACTTCTACAAGCGGCACTAGAGCAGGAAAAGTTCTGGAAGCAGCAGGCAACACTTAGAAAGTCAATTATTCAAAGCAGCATGAAGGGCGCTAAGTACGGCTATGTAGATGGTGAAAACGTTGTAATGTTACAAAGCAGATCTGGCGGCGCGCCTTATCTCAAAATCACAGGAGGGTAAAAATGGGATTCATGGATAACTATGAGCCAGTAGCAGACCGAATAGCTAAGTTTTGGGAGAAGCACCCAAACGGCAGAATACACACAGAGATAAAGCTAATCAACGAAACCGAGATCGTCATTATGGCAAGTGTCTACACCGACCGGGAAGACATGAGAGCAGCAGCTATTGACTTTGCCCAGGAAACGAGAAACTCAAGCCCAATAAACAAAACTAGCTTTATCGAAAATTGCAGCACTAGCGCAATCGGCAGGGCTTTATCAACGCTCGGGTTCTCTAGCAAGAAAGACGGTCACAGCGTTAGACCTAGCGCGGAGGAAATGCAGGCAGCATCACAGGAGGCTCTAGCAGTGTCTCTAAAGGGGTTTGAGGGTCGCGCAAGTGTCCTAGCCCTAAGTAGTGACGTTGAAGGTCTTAGAGAGCTGTACAGCGATGCCAAGCTTCATGGAATGCCTAAGCGATTCCTAGAGCAGATTACAGAGATGGCTAAGGCAGTAGATACAAAGTGAAAGCGAAGGGGACATAGCCCACAGATAGCTATGCCCCCGGATCATAATTCTATCTGACAGACAGGGGAATCATGGATCAGGAAACAGACTGGAAAGAGTTCACAGAACGGACTTGGCTCACGGGTTACAAAAAGGGCTACGGTCATGGTCGCGAAGACATGAGAAAGCAACTTACTTTTGAACTTTGGGATTTCAGGAAAAAGATACTTTTGACAGATACAGATCTCGCTGAAACGATAGAAATCTGCATCGACAGATTAGAAAAATTAAAATAAGATACATCTTCTATATATAGATATATATATAAGCATTATTAAAGGTTCTATATATAGACATTTAACTTAATAACTATACATAGGCATTATGTTTATATATAGC